ACCCTTTCGACCTCACGAGCTAGGACGACGTATAGTCCTGCTCGGAAACCCATTTCCGACGCCATCTCAGCGTTGGACGCGGATCGTATCCAGCCTCCCATTTCTTTAAGGGGCTGGGCTCTTCAGTAAAATACTGAAGGAGCGCCGCGTTTCCTTCGACTCTGATCCTGGAGGTACTATCAACTAGACACCCCGTACAGATCTCCCACACATGGAGCCCGTCATTCCACCGCCTTTTAGGCGATATAATGCCACGCCGTAACGTCCAAATTCGGGCAAGCCCGTCGGACGCCATTACACGTGTAGTTAGGCCGAAGGCTCCAGAGCCCATAGGGACCCAGGCGATGGGTATCGCCGTGGGCATGACCGTCTCAGTGTACTTAGCCGCGTTCATGAGGAACTTCCTGTAAAAGTTGTTCCTCACCGCAACGGTACTAGAGATGGACTCTGGTGACCCATCCAAAAGGCCCTTCCAATATACAGGGGTTACGTCAACCCCGCGGAAGGCATCAAGGCCACAAGACTCTCGGAACCTCCCGGTTACGAAAGACTTGTCTTTATTGACCTTGAAATACAACAACTCAAGCCCTTTGAATAGGATTTCCTGAGCTTCAGTGGGGACAATAATGTCGTCCCCAAAGACGGCCACCTCTCCTCGTAGCATCTGGATATTCCCGAGTGTGGGCGCTAGGGACCTCGCTTGTAGCGAAGCCGCCAACGCGATACTCAAAAACACCAGGGTTTGAACAGGAAAGGTACAAGCACTACCCATAGTTGAGAACTTTCTCAGCGGGTAACGATCGAGATCAGCTCCGCGCTTCTCAGCGCTAAGACAGTTCGACACGTTCACCGTACGGGTACGAGTTGCGCGTAAGGCACATAACAGCTCCGCTTGGAAACGGAACATCTGCCCCACAACGTGACAGGTCATTCGGTCTGACGCCGCCGATAAGTCGACGGTTACCAGACTTCCTGTTAAAGACCCCCTACGACACAGCTCGCGATTGAGACTTTGATCGTCGAAACGAACAAAGTGGTTCAACCACGAACCTTCAGTCATAGAGCGCAAGTAGTGCCATATATTTTGTTGGCACCACTGGTGTTCAGCTGGCTCCGCGGCGATTAGCCGGGGCTTTTTGAATGTCTTCGGAACAGCCACCATCCGAGAGGATGGTTCCTCTGCCTTCACAGGCATAGGATACACAACGGGCTTCAGGCCCCGCGGTATCGGCTTGAACCTATCTGCCCAGGCAGCATAGCTATGGAAGCCATGATCTGCGATGGGGAACTCGCTCTCGAGAACCTCTGACCAGTTTGTCCAATGATATTTGAACACTTTTCTGGTGGTCTCGGAGATTGCTCCAGGCCCGTGCCTGTGTCTCCATTGCCTGGGGAAATAAACATCCCAGCTGGAGCACACATGTTTGGTGACAAAATCCAAACATGTCAGAAAAGTCTGAACGCCCTCAGTATCAAAACCAAGGAGTAACCCACGACTAAGTAATAGCCCACTATCACCGAAACCTCGGTAAGTAGCCAGCATATCCTTCTCGACATAGGCCCCATCACCCTCCCAAAACGAATCGGGATGCGGTAAGGTCAGATCTACCTCGAGGAAATCGAGTGCCATGGCATCGACCGACTCTTGGTCGCAATCAAAAGCAGTTTTCTTGGCAGCAAAATAAATCTGCCGAAGAAAAATGACTGCCTCTGTATCGCAGTTTTCCCGAAGGACACCAAACTCATCGAATACCAGTAGGTGCAATACGCCCAAAAATAACGGGCATTTGACGCTACCCCCCTTCTGCTTCGTCAGCGGTAGGTTGGGGTGCTCGTACTGGCCGGAAGCAAGACACTTGTCAAAGTGTTTGCCGACAGCTGGGAGGTCACGCATAAAAACGCGCAAACCCCAGTTTCGGATGAATTCGTGCAGGCAGTACAGATCTCTCTGTAGTTCAACCCGCAACTCAGGTCGGCTTTCCATCACATCTTCCCAGATGTGGTGGTAGAGGCCCAACAGTACTTCGCAATGGCTCTTAGACATTGGATCAACTCCGTGTGTCACCATTGATGTCATTCGATAGCACCGTTCCACACACTCGTGTGCAACTAATAAGCGCAACGAACTTTATAGAACAAAGGTCTCTTCGAACACTAGCTCTCCCAATTGTTGAGAGAGACAATGTTCACGTTGGAGCTGGCGATGAGCCAGTCCGCCAACGCATCCGTCAGCTCTACATCACCGACCTGGGGCGGTTGCTCCAAGACGTTGTAGGACTTGACGTAGTACTCCTTTGCGGAAACCGTTGCAAACACCGTCTTCATGAACTCGACATTGTGCCGGTCGTAAACCGTAACAAGCCCAGTCGTCGCGTCTTTGCGACTGACAGTGGTGTGACGGATCTGCGCCTTGTGCGATACCAGAGATTCCCGAAGGTAATACTCGGATGCGTAGGGCTCAGCGACGTTGATTTTAGTCAACGTCTTATTTCCGCTCGCGTAACCGATCACTAAGGTGCTACCAAATGCCATGAGTACTTTCTGTGTGAATGGAGTTTGCCTCGGCTACGTGCCCAGGACCTTTGACTTACAACACAACCGCAAGATGAACAGGTCATTCTTCTTTTACGAAGTCTACTACCTGCTTGCGTGTCGGGTAAGAGGGTCCGAATTTAGGTGCACGTAGGACGACGAGGTCTGCAATCACCGGCCATTTCTTGGGATCAACCAAGGGTAAAGCCGTCGGTATAAAGGGGATAACCGGGACCACGTTGGCCCGGCGCTCCTTTCGGGTGGTCATCTGCTCACACCGGCCATAAGGAACGGCCCAAGCATCAGACCCATTCGAATTAGGCGTCATCGTCCGTATACCACGGCTCGTGCGCATAACACAAATGTTGCTGCTAGTAACCGGTAACGAACTGTTGTTGGCCTGGAGCACTGTGCCCAGACCAAGATACCAATCCGCCAACCAGCTCCAAGGTAGGAGTTCCCACCCCGTAGACAACGCTTCGTACGATGAAAACCCACGAGTTAGATTTTCAGCGAGCCGTTTAAGGCCGCCAATATCTTTCTCGGAAGGAATCACCGCACCCGGCAACAGTTTCCACTGTACCGATGCCCACACCTTTTCGGTGTAGACAGTGGTCATCGTACCGTAATACCAACAGTCGAGCGACATTAGCAAAGGCTTAGTCGTCGGATCTGTCAGCACACGTTTGCGCAGCGTAACCCTCCTTCTCAAACCTTTCTTCCCATCCCGGAGTTTTCGCAGCCACCTCAGCCGTTCTTCAACAGCTTTGGCAAAACCTACTAACTTCCAGAAGTCTCTCATCATTGGACGGAAAACCCACTGCCAGACCAAGTGCCCGGCAGCGACATCACGGATTAGACCGCGACCCCATCCTTCGACGAGTCCAGGTAAATCGCGAAGCTCACCAACGAACTGTGGGATGCTTATTGAAGGCACCCCAGGGTTGGTCTTAGCTTTCGCCTCGGTTGCCAAGTTGTCCAGCTCCCCAAAACTCATTGAGGGGAACTTTGTTTCTGGCAACGGAGGGGCAATCCGGTACTCACAGGGCACCTTTTCAAGTGTCCTGATTAAAGCTCCAGTTACGGAGTTGTACCATCTGCCCGAAAACGCGCACCAACGATCCTGGTAACGATAGATGTTAAGGTTGTTAATCCCTAACCGGTTACCAACAAAGTCGTCACACGTCCCCCACTCACCTTCTCTCGCATTCCTAATGTAAACAGGACCACTCGGGGCGTCAGTACGACTCCCTGAGATCGTGATCCTGTCATCAAAAGAGCGAGAACGAGAAGGCATAGCGAAGTACCTAGTGAAAGGAACCGACCGAGGCGCACCCGTAGAAGGGATGCACTACACGAGATTACTGTATAGGGGAGCCTGACCCACAAGGTCAGGC